CTCTTTGCACGTCTTCTTCAGGTATATTAGCAGCTTTTAGAGCCTCTTCAGTCTCATATACTTCACCTGTTTTTTTGTTCTTAATAGTTGTTATTATCTTTTTTGGTGTTAACATTTTTATTTCACTCATTATGTTGTTACCTCTTTCTTAATATTTAGATAGCTAATAGCTACATCAAATGAGTCTGTTGTGCTTGATTGTATTGTAAAGGTTTTTCCACCTTCTATTATTAGCGGTTGGGTTAATAATTCTGTTGTTGTATTAGCTGTTAATTGTGCTGATTTTATAGCTGTAATACTATTATTTAAAATAGTTACAGTGGGTGTACCAGCTGATGTAACTAAAATAGATTTAATTAAATATGTTTCATTAACTAAAGGATTACCTGAACCAAAAGGAATTAAGGCACTCCCGCTTGTGCTGTTATCTACTCCTACAAATTTATATTGGTTTACTACTGCCATTAATCTAAAAAGAAACTTCTAGCTTCTATCTCCTGTTTTAATTCTTCTTGAAAAGTAGTATTTAATTTTTCTAATACCGCATCTAAATCTCTAACCAAAGACTGTGCTACATCTTCTTCATACTCTGAGCTTGCTCTAGTTAATGACTGTACTATTTTAGCCATTATCTTCTTCCTCCAGCATGAATATCTAATCTAAATGTACCTAGTTTCCAACTAGAATCAACAGCAGTATTAGAAATCGTAAGAGCTATAGCTCTTCCTCTAGCACGAGTGTCTACTTTATCAGTGGAAGCTGATATAGTAAAGGGACCTAATGATGAACTTGCTGCTGTATCATTTGGATAATTTCTTAAATCTAATTGTATAATAGAATTTCCTTGTTGAGATATAAAGTCAGGTATAATTCTACTAACTCTCATAATATTTTCACCATCACCTCTAAGGTCAGCCATGTTAGTAGCAGCTCCTCTAATTACTTTTTGTGTAATATCATAATCTCCAGATGTAATGTCAGCTGGTATGGCTGTAGTCACTCCTAGTCTTACTTGATTAACTCCTGTTTCATGTTCATAGTAATAAGTAACTCCTTCTGTGTTACCTTCTACATCAAATGAATCATCATCACCTGCCTCATATTGAGTTGCATGAGGTAAACCAAACACAGCAGAATCTTGCCATGAAGTTCTAATAAACAAAGGACTTGCATTTACAAACCATATAGGACGTTTAGATGTTGAATCTAGATAACTATAAGTAACTGATTGTGTGTTTACATTTGATCCAGATTCTGGATAAAACCATGTAACTTCACCAAACAAGTTGTTAATTCCAGCATAAACCATTTGATTAGATGTTGTATTTAAATTGTCATAAACATAGTCTTCAACTAAACAGTCCATAGATTCTAGTTTACCAGTGTATCTAAAAAAACCATTATCAGACATCCAGTACGCAGCACCATCAACCTCAACAGCTGCATTCTTACCAATCAACCCACAGTTAGTACCAACTTGTTCAAAAGCAAATGTAAAAGGATTTCCAACAAAACGCATAGTAAACAAAGCTGTATCACTCCAAACGTATAATGCATTTCTACCAAGTTTAGCTCCTATGATCCGTGATCCGGCGGCCAGTCTTTGTGTACCAGCACTATTTTCAGCTGTAGGTGTATACTCGTTAATGTTTTCTTGAGACGAGAATCTTATAAACATGTCGTCTTGTGTTGATTTATCTCCAATAGTAGTTTCTGTTCCAAAAAATACTAAGTGACGATCCGGAGTAGATACTAACATATCTCTAGATGCAGTCGGTGCTCCAGATATAATAGTTGCTCTTGTTGTTGTTGCATTAGTTAAATCTGCGTTCCATTGAAAACATTCACCATTAAATATTAAAGCAATAGCAGTGCTTCCTAAATTATCTATAGACCACATACCCGGTTCTGCAACTTTATCTGTAGTAGATGCTGCTGATCCCCATCCAGAAAAACCACTGTGATTAGTAACAGTTGCACTGGTGCTGTGAGCAGCTCTAGTTGTTCCTCGTACAGCTCTCGTAATTCCAGTAAAACTTGTGGAAGTAATTCCTGTGTAAGATATTTCTTCAGTTCCTACTTGTATAATATTTGTACCTGAACTTGGAAAGTTAGCCGTGCTTACTACATTAATTGTAGTTCCTGTTCCTCCGGTTCCAGCAGCATCATTATTTAATGATCCATTTAATGTTGTTGTTTGTGGGTTTGTAGTTGTACCACCCCATTGAGATATACCATAACCAAAAACTCCAACTTGATCAGGTGGACCTACGTGAAAATATTGAAAATAAGTTATACCTCCAGAAGTAGTTGCTCCTGCTCCTCCTTCATTACTAGGCATTGTAATAGTTAATTCTGTTCCTGATATAATACTAGTGATCATAAATTTTTTATCACAAAAATCTGATGCACCAAAATTTGAACCTGTAATAGCACTAAATGTAGAAGTATTTCCAAACAAAATAATATCATTAGTTTCAAAATTGTGTGCTGATGCAAAAGTAATAGTTACTGTAGGCTGTCCGTTAGTTGTGCTAAATGCATTTGTAATAGCTGTACCTGATGGATTAGTTAAAGGATGTATATCGTAGTACACATCTCCTGTGTAAGCATACAAAATTCTATTAGTTCCAATTAAGGAGTATTTAATACCTGTTTTATTAACCATGTGATGCAAACCCCTAGCTGCACCTGTTAATTTGCTGTCTCCTAATTGAGACCAACCACCTATTTTTTCTGGTGTACCATACCTAAAACGCACGTTTGTACCACCGGTCCACTGAGATTCAGCTCCTGTAGATGTTACTTGTTTGTTAAACCCTGGTAGAAATCCTAATTTTTGTAGCATAATAGACCTTTATATAAGGATTTTAATTCTTTTGGTAGTATTATATTTTACTCTATGTATTCAATCCAACCAGTAAGAATGTATTTAGTATTAGATATAGGCATATTTCCTCTGTGAGTGTGAGTAAATTGAGCTGGCCAAATTAATAGTTTACCCTCTTCTGCTTTTATTCTTTTATGTTGATATAAAAATTCTGTTTCTCCCCCTTCTTCAACATTATTTAAATAAATCATAAATGCTAAAAGTCTACTTCTTGTTGAAATACCTTCGTTCTCACAATGCCATACATGATAACCTTCTCCAATATCAGTTCTTTGTATTTTTATATCAATAATTGCATGTTTTTTTAAATCATTTAAAACACTATATTTTTTACTATAGTCAATATACTTAGACCAAATAATTTCACTTGCTGCCGCATTTATATACTTTGAAGATATTCCATGATCAAAAATATTACTATATATGTTGGTAGATGTATCAGAAACTGCATGAGCTGTTTTCGTGTATCTCGGATGTTTAAGAGTATTTTTTATTTCTTTAAAATATTTAATATAATCTTTGCATATTTTTTTAGACATTGCATTAGGGAATATACCTATGTGGTTTTCTATTTCTTTATTTGTCATATTTTTTTATATACCAAGAAGGCACCGTATACCTTTTTCCATTTAAAATTTTTTTAACACCGTGTTTATTTCTTTTATCGCTTTCAAATATCATATTACTTAAAGCTTTCATCTTAAACATTTCTTCTACTCCATCCTCATTTTTAAAAACCAACTCTCCTCCAGTATATTTATCATTAAGATATATTAATGACGAATAATCCATGGTATCGTTTTGCTTTGGTTGTTTATCTACATGTAAATCCATATATTGATCTTTTGACCAACAACATAATCTTGGTTTTTGCCACTCTTTGGTTCTAACTGCAAAACAATGATCTATAAAAATTTCATTTTTGAGTGCGTAATAATTTAAAAGATTTTTTATTTTATTATTTTTAATGTTTTCAAAATGAATAGTTTTATCTTTATGAAAAACTCTTTCATCACCACACAAATTTTTATTTTTATCAAAAAATTTTGTTAAAATAATAGCGTCTTTTGGGTTAACAAAATTGTGTATTATTATTCTTTTAGGTATTTTATTATTTGTCATATTTATTTAAAACAGGGACCTTCCATCCATATGCTTAATGTTTTTCTTTTGCCTTTAAGTATTTTATTTACCTTATGTGGCATAAAAGATTTAAATATTAAAATATCACCTGGTTCAAAAAAATCTACTTTACCACATGAAAATATTGATAACTCACCACCTTTATATTTTTTTTCAGATAAATTAACTAATACAGTTAATTTAATATCTTTAGAATGAGCTTTTACATAATCCATATGCCAATCATATCCAACATCTTTATTAGGTAAATATTCATTTAAATTAATAGTATGAGAATCAAATAATTTATATAAATCATAACCGAAGTGTTCGTTGTTAGTATTATAAACTAAGTCTATTAATTGTTTTAATTCTTTTTTAATAGAACCATATTCCACTACTTTGACACTAGCTGTTTTAATTACGTCTTTTGCAGGATTATCTACATGATCTATTTTTTGGTATTTATTAATTGCTATAGATATATTTTTTATATCTATTATGTTTAATTTTTTTTTATAAAGAAAGAAATCAAATTTCATTTTTTAAACCAACTAGGAAGACCTAAATGCGCACGCTTATCAAACATATTATCTTTCGCTCCAGGTGTTTTACGATTATTATAATGCAAAAAAACTTGCACACATTCTTTACCTTTAAATTTTTTTCGCCAATGTTCTAACTCACAGCCAGAATAGACTAACATATCACCTTGTTTAAGATCTACTTTAATTCCTTTTTTACCTACTTCTCCTGATGGCTCAAGGTATATTGGCCAATCATCGCCGCCTAAATTCATAGTTGTAGATATTTCACAACTAAATCTATCTTTATGTCTTTTAAGTTCATCACCTTTTTTATAAACTCTTGCATAAGAGTAGGCTGGATATAATTTAAGACCTGTTACTTTTTCCATTTCTGGTTGACATTTTAACATTAAAGTTTCCATAGCAATATCTGCATAGTGTGAATAAGTATTTGGTATTTGACCTTTTTTTGGATCTTCGTATTGTCCCATTATAGTTTCAAAGGGTGATATATAACGAGCGTTCCTACAAGTATCATAAACTTGTTTTTTTATTAAAAAATAATTAGCTACAAAAATAGCTAAGTCTTTAGATATTGCTTTTCTAATAATTGTATATTTATTTTTTTTAAACATCTTTAGCCATTTCTTTCGGCACCGCCTGTATGTTCCAATGTATAAATCTAAATGGTTCTTTACCAAAATCTACAGAAAACTCATGTTCTAAATATCCTGGAAATATAAGTAACCCCCCAGGTTTAGGTATAAAATTAACTAGTTCAGTTCCATTAAACATAACATTATTTTCTTTTATCTTTAATTTTGTAGCACGTGCTCCTGTTCTTGGTTCATGAAAAATAGGATATGATGTTTTTTCACTACATTTTAAAAAATAAAAACCGGATACATGTTGATTCCAATGCACGTGTGCTGAATGATGGCCACCTCCTTTTTTAGAAAATTCCTGTACCCACATCTCACTAAACATAGTTGTATAATGTTGCATATCAAAACCTTGGTGATCTAAATAATCCCAAGATTTTTGACCTACGTAATTTCTAAAATCTTTAAAATTATTATCTTGTAATAACGGCGTCGAATGGTGTGAAAGACCAAAATCACCAAATTTTTTTATATGTTTTTTATTTCTATTTCTTGCTTGCTTTATATATTTATCCGAAGCTTTATCTAAAGAACTAAGAAATTCAAGTCTACTTTCGTCCCAAATAGGTGTTTTAAAGTGTTCGGTTATGTTCATGTTATTTAAATGGATACCCAAGATTCCACATTACTAATGAATATCTATTTCCTTTCGTCACTGGTTTAACTCTATGCCATACAGATGAAGGAAACACAATAATAGATCCTTTAGGCAATATCTCTTTTGCTTGCCTTAAATGTTTAGCTTCTTCTCTCATATGTGGATCATAGTTTCTAAAATCAAATTCTAATTCTCCACCTTCATATTCTGAACCATCTGTTAATTGACAGGTCATAGATAATTTTCTAATTTTGCCGTGCTTTAAAGTGCCTGGTATATGATACGGTTTATCCCAAGAATCGCTATGCCAATCATAGTATTGATTAAGTTTATATTTTGTAAATTGACAAGATTCTGATAAATCCCATTCAAAATTCCAACCTGCTTTTTTGTTAGCTATGTGTATGTAAGGTTGTAATTCCTTATATATCCAAGGTTCTTCTAACCAAACTAAATCAGAATTTCTTTTACGCTTTATATTTTTAATTTCATCTTTTGATAGTTTTTTATTTTCGTATCCCCCTGTCCTAGCCATTTGTTCAGATTTGGACAAACCGTACTTAATTATATCATCACAAATTTTTGGTGGAACTGCAGATGTAAAATACCAATAATAATTAACTAGGTTCATACAAAAGTAAAAACTCCTACTACTCTTATCTCATCGTGTTTACAAAATTTATAACTATGAAAATAAGAACCATCACACACAAACACTTTACCTTGTTCAGGTTTTATTTTTTTAATAACTTTTAATTTTTTAGCTTTTGGTACACTAATGTCTATCCATGAATTTCCTTTTTTATATTTTTTATCAAAAATTAAAGTATCGCCTGAAGAATTATTTAAATAAATTATAAGTAAATTATGTTTAAAAAAATGATCTGAGTGTGGAGAAATAAAAGGATATTTAGTATTACAAAAAGTTAAATTAAGGGAGGCTCTGGTAAACTTGTTAAATTTAATTTTGTGTTTTTTACAAAACCTTTCTACTATTTCTTTAAATAAAAAGTAATAGTCAGAATTAGGCACAGGCTCTTCTTCATCGTCACATCTTTTAATCAAAGTATGAGATAGCAAAGGAAATTTTGTAGTTAGAGCTGAGTTGTTTGCAAAAGCATCGTTTGTATACCAAGGAAAATCTTGTTTTAAAATTTCGTTATTAACAATGTTTAATTCTTTTTTATTTAAAAAATTTTTAGATATATTCATATGTAACAGTTAGTATAAAGTTTAAAGATTCTTTTTGATTATTAATAATGTTATAAGAATTAGTCGATGGAAACATAACAAATTTATTATTTGTTAAGGGTATTGTCCAAGATCTACCTTTTCTTCTATTGTCATCATAGGAAATTTTAACACTGCAGTCACTAACATTAACTCCATATAATAGTGTAAAATCAGGAGAGTTTTTTAAATCAACAGGGTCTACATTTAATAAAGAAGCTATATTCTCTAAAGGTTTATAAATATTTCCCCACGTGTTTTTGTTTACCAATGCTGTTTGATAATAAAGATTAATATGTTCTTGAATATATCTATTTAATTTTTCCCAAGTTTTACAAATTTTAAATTTTTCATTGTTTAAATTAGAATATAAAATTTTATTAGATAAATAAACCCTATCTATTTCCCAATCTTTGGGCATTGTAACATCTCCATAATACAATGCTTGTTCTGTTAATACTTTCTTTTGCATTTCTCAATACAATATATACTTGATTATTATAATGTCAATAAATAGAAAACTTAATTAAACTTGAGTGTAATCATTTAAATTCCAAGACTGATTTTCTTCGTCCCAAATATAAATCCAACCGTGAGTGCCTGCTAAAATTTGTGAATTTTGTTCATCTGTTAATACAGGAGCATCTCCAATAGGAGAGTGCCAATTAGCATCTGAAGTATCTTTTACCCAAGATGGGTAAGGTTGAGCTGGCCAAAAAATTTCATTTTCAGAATCCCATTCAAAACCTATACCGGCATAATTTCCTCTAAATGCTTTAGAGTCATCACCAGATGCATGTTTGTTAAACAATGTATTATATGAAGTTTGAATCCACAAATGTGCAGGCCATGATGAATTTTTTTCTAAAAATGCTTGACCTACTGATTCATCTTCAACACTATCAGCGTTCATGTTATCTTTGTTTGCTACAACATTAACTGTTAAAACTTTATTTTGTTCATTTATTTTTGCAAAGTGTGCCATAATTTTTACCTACTGAAACCTATACCTAATTACTACCTGACCGCTACCGCCTGTTCCACCTGAACCAGCGTTGGTTTGAAACTGTGAAGCACCTCCGCCTCCGCCAGTATTGTTAGCTGCAGTTTCTCCGCCACTTGGTTTAGAAGGTGTTGGTCCACCGGCACCACCTGTTCCACATGGACTTCCAGGTCCGCTTGCTGATGGAGAAAGATATGCTCCACCTCCGCCGCCACCAGAATGAGCTACCGCGCTACCTGATATTTCCGTAGGAGTTCCAGCTCCACCGGCACCACCTGGAGCGTTTCCAGAGCCATTAGATCCAACTGCGGAAGCGCCACCGCCACCGCCACCTGCGCGTAAAGCTCCGGCTCCGCCGTTAAATCCTTGAGATGGACTTACAGGAGGTGTGTTACCTGTTCCGGCTGCAGCAGTAAATCCTTCTACTTGTCCGCCTCCGCCAGATCCTCCAGGTGTTTGATTTCCTGCAGGAGCATTTGCATTTCCATTTCCGCCTCCACCGCCACCGGTAGATGTAATACTTGAAAAAACTGAATTAGCTCCTCTTAAGCCGGGTATACCAGAAGCACCACCAGCACCAATAGTTATTGGATACGTTGCAGCGCATAATGTTAAACCAGAAACGCACGCTCCAAGAGGTGATCTAGTATAAGCTCCAGCAGTTGCACCAGAAGATTCTCTGTAACCACCGCCTCCACCGCCACCACCTAAAGTGGCAGATCCTGCTCCTCCACCTGCTACTACCATATATTCATAAGTGTTAGGTGCATCAGGTGTTCCTTTTCCTGCGACGTTTACCACAAAACAACCATTAGCATTAAACGTGTGTATTTTAAAATTTCCAGTTGTTGTAATAGTTCCACCCGTAGCACAAATAAATCCAGGTGCTGAATCACCGGCACCAAATCCTAAAACTTGATAACCAAAAGATTTGGCTTTTTTTGTTTGGGTGTTTCTTGTGTTCTTACTTGAAGTAAGTTTATTTTTTATTTCTCTCATATCTAAATTCCTTATGCGTCGTTAGCCGCGTCAGTAGTAAAGAATAATTTGATACCAAGAAGTCTTGCATCACCTGTAAAAGTATCTCCACCATCTGCTGCATTTCTTGAAAGTTGAAAATAAGTTTGTGTATCTACTGCTGCATCTTTAACTGTAACTGCACCACTTACAGGTGAAACTTGTTGATCTTCAACTGTTCCTATACCTGCATCTGTAATAGCTACAACAGAATTATAAGCAACATCAATAGTTGCTCCATCTGCAACTGATACACCTTGTAAACCAAAAAGACAGTTGCCTGTATTTGTATTACTTGGTGTCCAAAATACTTGATAAGTTATTGTACCTTCATTCCATGATTTAGGAAAAGCTATTGAAAATTGTGCAAATTGAGCAGTACTTGGATCAAAGTCTAATACTTTCATATCAGGTCTTAAAGCTGTTGTTTCAACTTGTTGTGCGTCTGCTGGGTTAGTTGTAGATCCATACATTGCTGAAGCTGGAATCCATATAGTCTCAAGTCCTGCAATTTTAACTGCAGCCGTTGCACTTTTAAGTACACCTGTTCCTTTAGGGTTTAAATTTATATCAACATTAGTTTCACCTGTTGCTGAAAGAATTGGACCGTTGCCTGTTGCAGCATTTGCTAAAGTTAATTCATTAACCGCTGAACTTGTAGCTGTTAAATTAAGTAATTCATTTCCATTTGTATCTGAAATTTTTGTACCTATTGCAGGGCTAGTTAAAGTTTTGTTTGTTAAAGTTTGTGTTCCAGTAAGAGTTACATCACCATCACCAAAACCTAAAGTATATATGTCTGGGTTAGAGCCATCATTTCCAGTAGCAAATACTGCTTGATCACCTTTATCAGTTGCTGAAAAAGTAAACGTATCTCCTGAACCAGAAGCGTATTTAAATTGTACTGTGTAAGCACCTGATGTTGAATTTCTTAAAAAATAAAATGTTTGTGCATCTAAAGGAATTGTTACAATTTGGTTTCCAGTAATAGAGCCTGTAAACTCAATCATTCTGTGAGACATAACTGCTCCAGTTGATCCATCACTTACAGTAAGTGCTGTAGTTTGTGCTCCACCTGCTATAGATTGTGCAGAATATCCACCTGAAATTTGTTCGATTATATTTAAATTGGTGTTAGTTTTTGTTCCCCATGTACCGGCGTTTTCACCAGTTGCCATTAGTTCTACACCGAGAGCCGTAAAAGTTGATGCCATAATTTTGTTCTCCTAATTAGTATCTTTTTTTAATTTGTTTTAAACTCATTGTCAATCATTTACTGCAGTATAATTTGCTGTTTGTGATGCTGTAACTGAGCTATATCCAGCACTTTGTGTAGCTGTAATATCTTCATATCCTAAAGGCGCTACATTACCTACACTAGCAGTTGCAGAAACTCCTGTCAATCCCATAACATCTGCTGGTGCTAAAGATCCTACAGAAGAAGTTGAACTTAATCCAGTTAATCCCATAACATCTGCTGGTGCTAAAACTCCTACAGAAGAAGTCGTGCTTAATCCTGTTAAATCTACAATAGGGTTTGTAGAAATTACTATTGTCCCTAATAAAGAAGTTGTATTTAATCCAGTTAAGCCCATAACATCTGCTGGTGTAATTGCACCTACAGATGATGTTGTACTTAATCCAGTTAAGCCCATTGTTTGATCTGCGGGATCTAAAGATCCAACTGCAGAAGTTGCATTTTGTCCTGTTGGAGTTAATGTGACATCTGAAATAGCTGTAGGACTTCCAACTGATGATGTTGCACTTAAACCTGTTAAGCCCATTACATCTTGAGGCACTAAGAAATATTCACCACCCCAACCAGTTGTTGTAGAACCCCAAGTTAGTTTGCCCCAACTTACATCTTCTCCTATACCTGTACTTAATCCAAGACCTGTTAATTCTAAAGTAATACCAGAAGATCCCCAGTTCTCAACTCCATAACCATCTTGTCCCCAACCAGTATTTATTTCTGAATTAACTGTTGTTGAACCTAAACCAGAAGTTAATCCAAAACCTGTAAGTGTAACAACAGGATTATTACTTTCTCCCCATGGTTCTTTACTCCATTCACCTCTACCCCAACCTTGTTGAGCTCCGGATATAGGAGTGCCTACTGCTGATGTTAATGATAAACCTGTTAATTGAACTACTTCGTCTGTAGCTTGGCCCCATGAACCACCTGTTCCCCAAGCATCTGCACCCCAACCAGAACTTATTTCGTTAGTTGTTCCCCAACGATTTGTTCCCCAGGTTGTGCCGGATTCGTTCCAAGAATTGGCCATAAGGATTTCCTCCTTATGCTATACGTATTATTGCGTTAGATGCGTCAGCTGTTGGAAATTGAATTGTAAAAGTTCCACTCGTTACAGTTTTATCTGAACCAAATGCGATCGCACAAACTGCTGGATCACCAGTTGCTGAGTCATTAAAAATTAAACAACCGTTAGCTGTAAATGAAGCAGAAGTAAAACTTATATCTGCAAAGTCACAACACGCAGTGTCTGTAGATAAAGCAGGTGTAACACTTGTAAGTGCTTTTCCTTTAGCTGTGTAAGCTGAACCGGATGTGTTACTAATTTCGTTTGATGTTGTATAAGCTGTTGTTGATTTATTTAAAGTTGCTGAACTTGTATATAAAGCTAAATTAAAAGTATTTCCAGACGTTGCTGTAAAGTTATGTATAGCTTGTAAAACTTCTTGTTTAAAACTGTTACAAATTGCCGATGTTATTGCCATAATATTTTTCTCCTAATTACTGAGGCGGTGACTCGATTGGTATTCTTATTGTACCATCTGTGTAATCGTCTCGTCTTCTTCTTCCAATTTGCATCGCTGCAAACTTTTGTAGTTCTTGTTTATACTTTCCATCGTATAATGTCAACATGTCTGTTGGACCTTTTAAAAATCCATATGCCTCTACTAAACAAGCATATAACAGACCTTGTGGAAAATAGTTACTAATATATGTGTGAGAATTACCGTCTGATCCTGAACCTAATCCTACAGGCATTTTGTTATAATATATTCTAAATATATAATTAACGTCTGGTGTTGGAGCTAAATAAATAGATCCTGAAGTAGTGTCAGTTAATCCTGTTGCTCCACCAAACATAGAGTAATATTTAGGTTTTCCAGTAACATCTGCCCCTGATGTAGTTGATCCTTCTGGGCCTGTTAATCTTCCTACAAACTCACTTAAAAATGTTTGATCACGTCTTTCTAACCATGTACCTTGTTCCGTAGAATTTGCAGCGTTAAATACTTCTACACCTCTTACAAATAAAGATCCTGCAGGCACTC